TGATACACCAGCAACTTGCACAGAGGATAGATAAACAGCCCCAGCAGTTCCAGAAAATGCAGCCATATTATATCACCCCCTTTAGTTATATGTTGCAGCGCCAGAACCTTGGAAACTAAACGAGATTTCACCCTTACCTTTTGCAGATAGGCTAGGACTCATGCTAGTAATATAAGCTGTTCCGACGTCCCAATAATTTGTAGCATTTTCATATAGGCTTAATGCTACAGCACTACCCCCAAGAAAAGCCCCAACTAAATCACTTTGGGCGCTTGTGTCGTCCCGATTACCACTAAAACTTCCGCTGATATTACGTACACTAGGAACGTAACTATCAAAATCTTCACCAAATTCAGTTGTTTCTACAGGACTCATAGAGCCATCAAAACTCCATTCAGCAATACCAGTAATTGCGGTACCTGCTGTTCCACCAAATTTTACTTGTCCTGCTGTGCCGCTAAATGCTGCCATTGTTTAATTCTCCCAAGTTTCTATATTATAAATTCCGCCAACATGCCAATAAGACTGTTGGTCCTCGTATTGAAAAGTTGATTCACGTCTAACTCTAATAACTCCAGGTAATGTCAAAGCGGCATCCTGAATTAGTTCGTGAGTCGTTCCGTATTGCTGAACTGCTTCCAGTGGAAATGTTCTATCTGACACTATTTTAATTTCGTAATCAGCCCTGAAACCATTTTCAGAAAATGTGTAATCGTCATTTGCTGTTACGAAATTAACTAAACCATAAGGCGCAGTTGCCCCACTTTGTTTTTGATAGTAAAAATCAATCGTTCCATTTGTATTCAAGTAATCATATAGAGCGCTTCCATTGTTTAATAGATGATTTGTCATTCTATAATTATTCTCGCTCTGCCTTCTAACTCTCTTTCCACTTCCCTAAGCGCAGGTACTAGATAAGGTCTAGCCAACATTTTATGAGTACCCATTTCTAAGAAAATTGAGTACTCCATAGTTGGCCCGACAATTACATGTTGGTCATCTGGATTTGGCAATTCTTCCTCTACCCCTTGGCTTAAAATAGTATCTGGTGTACGTGTGAAAATACTATTTCGATTTGCACCAGTATCAACAGGTGATTTCATTTTAGCCAGTTGCTCAACCTTAAATCCAACACTATTCACAAACCTTTGTGACCTATCATCAGCTTCACGAATTAGCTGGTTTAATCGTCTGGTATCTGTTGTTACTGCCATATATTTATTGTCCAGATATAGCACTACCAAAACGAATTTTTAGTGATTTGCTTTGGTTTTTTAGAATCGGTTATTAGCAAACGCCACAGCAAAATTAGTGTTTCTCGCAAATTTATTTGACTTTCCTTCGCCTTATAATCTACTGGATACTCAAAGACTGTAGCGTTCAGCTTTAGAGCCTTTGCCAGTATCTCAGCTTGCATTACTTCCGTTTGACTAGAGTAGTTTTCACGTAACAATGCTGCTAGTAATTCACTTCGATATAGTCTAAATTTACTAAACCAATCGGTTACTTCTTCACGTTGGACTAGGCTAAACAGTCTGCTTTTTAATCTGGATACGTAACCAGAATACCAACTACTAGCAGCAGTATCAAAAGTAGAAAAAGATAAGTGTCTAGAACCATTTACAATATCGTAATTATCAACTAAACCTAACATACTATACACCGTTTGCCAGTTATAGTATTGGTCTGCTGGTATAGTAACAATCGACTCAAACTCTCCATAATTTAGGCATAATTTATAAGCCTTGAGCATACTTTGAGCATAGCCTACATGATACTGATTTAGATAATAAAAATGGGCATCTTTAGCGTTTTCTGATAGGCTTGACATTGGATAATCATCAATGACAAAAGCAAAGAAATCATCTTTCAAATTCTGTACTAATTTTAATGTTTCAACATCAGTCTTATAAGCATAGATAATTACTGCTACTCTTGTCTGTTGATTCATGGTACGATTTTACCTCTACTAGAATGTGTAACCAAAGATTGCTTCTCCTCTGTCTTTTCCTCTGGCTTACTCAACTCATTTTTAACTTCATCAAACAATGGTTGCCAGTAGTCCTTTACAAGCGTATCCCAATTATATTCATCGTGAATTGCTTGAGAAGCCTTTTGAGAAACCTCAGGTGCTTTACGTTCTTGATAATTTTCGTTTAGTGCGTCAGTGATTGCAGCATGGTCAGGCCAAAGTTGAAAGGCTTCCATTGGTGTATAGAAAATATCAAGTGGTTCTGTGATAGTTCCATAGCGTACTAGCTCTGGCATTGATGTTCCATTAGTTACAATAACAGGAGTTCCACAAGCTTGTGCTTCTATGATTGGGATACCAAAACCTTCTCCCATACCCGCAGACAAAAGAATATCAGAGGCATTATAAAAATAAGCTAAGTACTCAGCCGGATAACCTAGATACAATTGATAACGGTCTGGAAAAATAACTTTATCTGCAATACCCAACTGATTGCATAACTTAGGCAAATCAATACCACCATACATTGGCGTTGGTTCAGTATGTAAATATAATCGGGCATCTGGTTTTTCTTCTGCAAATTTAGCCCAAGCTCGTAACTGTACCTGAAATGCTTTTCTATCCGGATAACCTTTATTCGCTGCAACCATCATTGATAGATGGCCGTCAAAACCATTTAGGAATTTCTGTTTGAATTGTTGAACTTTGTCAGCCTCAAGAATCTTAAATTCGTTTGTCTCAATACCATGCGGAATATAACGATTGTCTACGCCACGGTCTAATAGTTTTTGATGACCGTCTTTCGAATATGATAAAGGCAGGTAAGCGGATTCAAGAGCATACAAAACTTTATCAGGTACAGTGATATGATCAACCGGCAACCAAGGCAACCATAGTGACGGTTTAATTTTCTCACCAACATTATCAAGCACCCAAGCATCAATAAGCGTTACAACAACATTAGCGTTAAAATGGCGTGTGTGACTAGCAATTACATCATTGCCATAAGGATCACTTCCGCTAGGATAAACCGTAAAACCTTCTACGCTATGTTGGCCACCTTGCAATCCATACCAGGCAAACTGAGCAATATTTTCTTTACCACCAAAAACATCTAAATTAGCTAGTCGAGGTAATAGTGATGCTCCCTGTACACCATATCCAGATTTCGCCCAAAAAGCATTACTCGAATACAACAATCTTAAATTATTCATTATCTATTTAATCCTTATTTCTGAGTTCACTATTATAGTTAGTTGCATGCAATCGTTTATTTGTTAGCCATGATACATCATTTGGTACAAAAGTTAATTGATAGGTAATGCCGTTAATGTCAATAATATCGTCATAATCAACATCAGTGTCATAAGGCACAGAGATATAAAAATCACCTTCTGATATATCACCAGTTTGCGTGTTTTTCTCTTCCATTGCCCTTGACATAGGCCATACATCACAAGCTACTGTACCAGCATTACTCCACGTTTCATCTTGTTGTCCTAGTACACTTGTGCCAAAAGTTGGTTTATAGATTGTGCCAACACTTGACATTGCATTATTTTCTGTTGAGCGCATCCAAGTTAAATCATTTGAGGTCAACACATATCACCTCTATAAATCGGTACTAAATTAATAGAGCCTTGAGAACGATATTTTCTTGCCATATCTAGACAATGCTTGACAATTTGAGATTTCTTAAAACTTCTACCTTCAACTTGGAAATCAAACTGGCTAGAGAAGTAACTCGCCTTCTCCTCCCAAGCATCTGCAATAGCGGTATTCAGGTCATATGCATTGCCGGTATAATAGTATGCTGTACCAAGCGTATTTGTATCAAAAACGAAATAGCCTTGCCTTGGATATTCGCTATAGTTTGTTACGACACTACCATCTGAATTATTTAATCTAACACTAGCTGTTCCGGATGCAGTACCTTCTAAGAATTGCGCTTGTGATTGATAGTGCTTATAGACCGTTGTGCTACCATTAACCTGTGTTTTATATATCAATTGGCTATCAACCAATGGTTGTTGATTAGAATCTAGCAATTGCTCAATACGTTCATCTGTAAAAATAGCTGTACCAGATTCACTAGTTTTTGCTCTAACTTCGCTAATCAGATAGGCCATACCATCACGTGTTGCCATTGTTATCGTTCTCCAAATAGGTAAAAATATAGGCTCTAACTTTTTCTAACTCTGTGATAGTGATAGCAAATCTTCGGTCATCAGGCGAACGGTCGCCAATTTTCATAAATTTAATTAAAGCGATTAACTCATCAATTTTATCTAAAATAGGAGTGTTCATAATATTATTGATCCCCTAGTACATAATCAATCTGCACAGTCATGATACCATAAGTGCCCGTGCCCTCTTCATCATAGTCAAGGGCAATTACTTCACCAGCTGCAACAGTATCGTTATCTGTATCAATAGTCCACGTTTGCGGAACTAGTGCAGCCCAACCAGCAGTACCACCAATTGCAGTAGCAAGTTCAGCAGTACCAGAGCCAGCAGTACCTTTGTTGACTAGATTTACGCTGAAATAATTAGTCTCAGAACCGGCAACAGCATTTGCAGTTGTAGCACTAGCACCAATAATAGTACATCGTTTTGGAGCGACAAAAACAGCAATCTGTTCATCCGCCGCAGGGTCATTTTCTACAGTTGCTACAATACTGTGTACGTTATAAGAACCGAACATATTTAATTACCTCCGAAGGTATTTTATTATTTTTGATTAGCTAGGTTGTGCGGCATCCGTAGTAAATTTCACACCATAGGTAGGACGTTTGCCAAGTCCTACAGCATAACCAGCATGAATATTCAATTCCCAACCCAAGAGACTTGCATCACGTTCAGTCTCCATTGTTGGAGAAACACGACTATCAAAGGCAATAGATTCAGGTCGGAAAATACCACCGATTGCGTCATCACTACCATCAACACTAATATTGCTAGTCACATACCAATTGGCACTAAGGAAAGAACCCACAAAAAAGTCTCGAAGTGCTTCGTTAGCTACATCGCCAAGAAATGCTTGATTTGCAGTAGGTTGGCCAAGCTCAAGCCAAATGTCATGCCACTGATAAGGGTGCAGAACAACATTAGGACGACCCATTGCTTTGTTATTTCGCAACACACTAATACCTACACCAACATTTTCTAGGGTAGCTGCATTACCAGCACCATCACCAACATCTGTTGCAAAGCTAGAAAATACGCCAAGTAAATCAGTGTCAATTTTCGTTGCAATAGCTGCACCCATTTCCTGACTAGCATCTGCTACAGCATTATCAGGGTCATTCATAATGTCTTCATCAGTCAATACAACTTGAGCCATTTTCATGGTTGGCGTAAGAGTTCCAACTAGAGAACGGCCAAAAGTTGTAGCATTAGTAAAGTCCGTTCCTTCCGGTTTTACTTCTGCATCGACTTGCGGACGGGTTGTTAGATTGCGAGTATAGAAAGTGTTAGCACTAAATCCGCTAACAAGTTGTGTCATCAAATTCATTTCACGAGCTACAAAAACAGCACGCTCATAGATTTCACTGAATAGACTATTCAGGTCAGAAGTAGTAGTAATAGCCATTATTTAAGTTCCTGTTATATGATTATTTTTCATTGATACGAAGTCCACCACCTTTCCAAAACGTTTGATTACTTTGGCGGTAAAGTGAGAACTTTTTCGTATCATCTGAGTTACCAGAATCAGCATCTTTTTCAGCGTCATCGTTGGTAACTTTTGTTTTAATTGTTGGATA